GAACCAATCTTAGCAGAATAACCACCGTTATCATTTAAGTCAGTCTCTTTTTTTAGCTTAGATGGTGAAGTGACATCTTTTATCCATTCAACTCCAAATTTCACAATCTCTGCAAGATTAAGTTCTGCTTTAATCTTTATCTTAGAAGAACAAACTTTCGTTGTATTTTCTTCTTTATCTATTTCTCCAGACTGCTCTACCTCTGCAAAACGAGAGTTAAGCATATCGTAGTGATCAAACACCTCTAATGGAGACTCGCAAGCGTGAAATCCTCTCTCACAGCACGCAATTCTTCCGCTCATTTCATACTCTTTGCCGACCTCATACTGAAATCCTCTGCACTTCAATTCCTTGTCAAAGCCTTTGTAGGCAATAACTTTCTTTTCCATATTGATTTTGGTTTAGTTAATCTTTATAATTCTCATCGAAATAAGGGCATCTCCCTGTATCTTCTTGGTATTTCTCTTGCACCCACCACATATAAGCATCGGGAGGGTCTGGAAGATACCGCTTGCAGTAGTTGCTTAACTCGCATCCCACGCCCCTGCAATAGGCGTAGTCTGCATTGATATTATTCGACATAGCTATTTTCGGTTTGAATCCCCCGTTATCGTTACTCTCCTTGTGATAGCGTGAAGCCTATCAATCACTCTGTCGCCGTATTTAGCTTTCAAATGGTCTTCGTCTAAGTTAGTAGAGAACATCAGCAATTTACCGTCACGTTCTGCCAAATCAACCAACTCTGCAAATGGCACACGCTTGTTTCCGTAGATGTTTGAAATATCCTCCGTGCCTACATCGTCAATATAGATAATGTGGCTTCGGATAATCTCATCGGGCGACTTGTTGAGTTCATTTGCTGTGCAGATTGTTACTACCTTTCTGCAATAGTGGTTAAGAAGTAAGGGAATAATCCTCATACCGATTAACGTCTTACCTACACCGCAACCCCCAACGAGCATTAATCCCTTTCCTTTGTTATCAGTTAACCACTGAACTATCTTCTCATAGTCAGCGTTCCACTTTGCAGCATCACCGCAGAAGTATTTTAATCCTCCTTTGAGGTGCGTTTCTGCATTTGGTACACTGATTTGCACCTTATTGGGTAACGGCTTATACGTTGTATCTCGTAACCGCTCAATGGCGGATTTGAAATCTATTTGTTCCATTTACCAATCACTGTCTTTATCGTAGTTCATTTCAGATGATTTGAGAGCAGTAGTACTCTTTGACACTTTCTCCCTACTTGCCCACGTCTGTAACCTCTTTGCGGTTTCCCACGTCTTTTCAAGTTCAAAGCGCATCTTGGTCCCCGACTTGTTCCTTTCAGTCCAATAGTTGAAGAAGGCACGTATCATCGTAGGCTCGTAAGTGCCACCACGTGAAGAAACGAAAGGAATAAGACTCTTTTCAAACGCTTTCTCTCGGTCTTTGCATTTCGATTGTAAGGACGTTAAAACCTGCTTTGATTGCTCATTAGATTTCTTCTTGCCAAAGCGATAATCATCACACTTGTTCACGACAAAGAATGTCCCTTTTTTGTTGGCTATCGTGTCTATATCTCCTTTATTAGCAAGTGAGGATAAAACATTCCTACAAGTTTGTAGGGACAATCCGCAATCATTTGCAAGGATTCGATAACTTGTGCGTGAAATGCCGTCATCATCAGCCCTCACGATTAGCCGTAACATTACAAGCTGCTCGTGGGGGGAATATCGAATGGTAAACTTGTCATCAAGCTTTATCATACTGCGTCAAACAACGACTTCTGAGAAACTTCACATTCGGCCTTTTTGCAATTCTTCACCGCCTCCGCAAAGTAGCTATCTTTCAATTCAAATCCTACGCCCTTACGATTTAATAAGATAGACTGATAAATTTCAGAACCAATGCCTAAGAAAGGAGTTAATACTGTGTCCCCATCGTTACTCCAAAGGGTAACTGCTCGCTTGATTGTGTCAAGTTGTAAAGGACATACGTGTTTTTCATCATTGCTTTCACGCCCCGATGCTGCATTAAGCGTGTTTGAGTAGTCAATGTCCATCCACACTGGTGATGCGTACTTCTGCCAAGTATCGACGTCAATACCACAATGTATTGGGTGGTCGTGTTCTCCCTCTTTTCTGAAAACAAGGAGATAGTCAGGAATACCCACGCGGCTCATTGCGCTATCTTTCTTCACTTGCTTATGGAGCAGTCCAAGTGCCTTTGTACGTTGCATCTCTGTTACGGGGTTTTTCCAAATGGTGACACGTGAATGATAGACAAACCCTGCATCTTGAAATGCTTTGAGTATCATTCCTGAGAAATCACGAAGCCCGATATAACCCTCTTTGCCTTTCTGAATAGGTAAGTCCATACAATGAACGGCAATATTACGACCACTCCAAAGGACGCGATACAACTCCTTTACGAGGAAGTTGAAAGCGATAAAGAACTCTTTGTAATCCTTCGAGTTTCCCATATCCTCCAACTTGTCAGAATATGTATAGNNNNAATCGCCAAGACGAATATCACACTTATCTGATTTGTAATTCTTATCTGTTCCCATTTTGGTCAGTTTGATTAAATTCTTTACATTTCGGTTTGTTGCTTCACTCATCTTCTTTTGCATATTGAGGAAAGCGTTTTGTTTCTCAATGATTGATTTTCTGACGTTCTGCATGGTATCGGTGACTATGAGGAAGATATTAACTTCATGGTTCTGTCCGAATCGATACGAACGTCTGATGCCTTGATAGGTTGCTTCAAAAGAGAAATCAAGCGATGCGAATACTTGATTATGGCAATTCTGATAGTTAAGTCCATATTGCGCAATCTTTAATTTGGTAATAAGAACCCTAAACTTATTATCAGCAAAACCGAGCAAATTCTCTTTTTTGAATTGCTTTGTATCGCTACCTTTCACCTCGACTGCATCAGGGATAAGTGAACGTAGTATCTTGCCCTCGTCATCATGACCAATCCACACGATAAATTGCTCATTTGAATTGTTAACCAATTCAGCAACTTTCTCCATACGTTCCTTTTGCGTAGCTTTTAACTCCTTATGAAACGTGGTGGCAGATACTGCAATATCGTTGAAAAGCATACCATTATCTCGCTTTTCAGTTTCGATAAACACTTCTTCTATGTTGAGATTAGGAAGAATGTATTTAGAGCCGTCAAAACCAATATCAGAAGGAGATGTTAACATCACCGCCCATGTTGATACAAAGTCCCAAAATGAACGCTCAGCGTGACCTTTCAATCGCCAAGAAGATGTATTGCCACCGTCATGAACAAAGTACATTGCAAGCATTTCATTACGTGTCATCACATTAAGAAACTCAGCATGGTTGCATAGTTCCATCGTGTCGTTTGGTGACGGTGTAGCCGTACAACACAACTTATAGGGTGTTTCGTTAAAATCATCTACAAGCTGCTGCTTTGTTTTGCCATTGAAATTCTTTAAGATAGAACTTTCATCAAGCACCACGCCACCAAACAGATACGCATCAATGTTTTCTAAGTTATCGTAATTCGTAATATATACGCCTGCATTTAAGTCCTGATCAAACACCGTTAGACTAATCTCAGAAACGTTATATCCGAACTTTGCACCCTCTTTAATTGTCTGATGAATAACACCCAAAGGAGCAAGAATAAGTACAGGCTTATTCGTGTGTTCTGATACATGCTTTGCCCATTCTAACTGCTGAAGTGTTTTGCCAAGTCCGCAGTCCTCGAATAGAGCGTATTTACCTGCCGATAAGGCTTTCTTTACGCAGTACTTTTGAAAGTCAAATAAAATAGGGTTTAAGTCTTTATCTTCGACATTAAACCCCGATTTCTGTATCTTTACTTGTTTTGTTTTAAGAAAATCTAAGTATTCCATAATCAATTAAATATCACATTCGTTAACTGCTTGCCGTTACTGAACACTGCCCATTTGCCTTTATCATTGGTGTCAATGAGCTTCAAGTCCTCAACCTTACCAAATCGGTTGATATTTCCGCAAAGGTCTACAAACCACGCTTGTTTATCTTTGTATGGACGTATCTCTCTACCTACTATCTGATAGTACATAGCAAGCGACATTGTAGGGCGTGCCATCACTACCGTATCAAGCTCTGGATAATCAAAGCCAGTTGTCAATACTCCTACATTCACAACAACCTTTATTTTACCGCTCTTAAAGTCATTCAAGATGCGTTCACGCTCTGCTTTTGGTGTCGTTCCCGATACCATTTCGCAGCAATCAATGCTTTGTGTCAGTCGTTCAGCCTCTTTCAGAAAGCGAGTGAATACTAATATGCCTTTTCTTGCTCCGCCACGCTTTGGGCAAAGCAACCGCTTAACAATACTGACTAAATAGCCGTAGAAGTCAATTCTATTGTATTCTGCTTCTACTGATTTATCCGTATAGTCAGCACCAGTTGAGTTTGCTTGCAGATTGTTCTCGTCCCACCCTAATGGGTTCATTTGGAAATAATCTATCTTTGAAAGAAAGCCCATGTCAAGTAAAGTTGATATTTGCACATGGTAGATAACCTTTGAGAATATCAGTGGACGGGTACGAGTAAGGAACTTCAACATTGCGCCAAAACTATTGGAACTTAATCTGTAAGGAGTAGCAGTCAGCCCTAATACCTTGCACCCCGTAGCGTGGATAAATTCTTCATACATGCCGCCCTTTGCGTTGACAAAGTGGCACTCATCTATGATTACGTTATTGAAGTGCTGAAAGTCATCTGTTTGGCGTATCACACTGCCTATCGTTGCAAAGGTGATACGGCTTATATTCTTTGAATTGAATGAAGCCGAATAAACAGAGCAGTCAAGCACACCATAAGAGCATAGTTTCTTATAGTTCTGTTCAAGTATCTCTTTTGACGGCTGAAAGACAAGCGTATGCCCTTGTAGTCTGTTAGCAATGTCAGCTATCACCAATGATTTCCCACTATTGTGGTGTATAAAAAACTGATTATCACAGTACAGATGATTTCCATCAAGCGTGAATCCGTAATAATCACCTTGTCCTATATACTTCACAGAGAAACCTGTAACAAGAACACTTTTCTTCTGTCCTCTCGGTTTTCCTTTCCTAATCGCCACTTTTGTAGGTATGGCATCAAGTTCTCCGCTGATTTGCATACGATAGTATGTTTCACCGTTTACAACCTTTGGAGTTCCTATCATTGCATAAAACCCGAGTGAACGACAAAGGAAAACTATATCTTCGGACAGTCTTTTTGATTTTGAACAATATTCAAAGATATTTTTTTCTTTGCTATACCAAGCGTCTGTATCAAGCAATCCAGCAAGAAGTTCTAATCGATTCTCCTTAGATGTAATCTTGTATTGGTGCGGAATAAACTTAAAAGCGCAAGTAACACGGAGTAATCCAAGTTTTTCAAAAGCATTCTGCAACACATTTCGATGCTTTTTCCTATCTATAATATGATATGTATGCGCTTTGTTCGCTCCGCCTTTCCAATCGTCTCTAATGTGCATTGATATGCTTTCTGCGAAAGAATAAAGATAATCCTTTACTTCCTCTCGCATAGTAGTAATATTCACACTGCCGTTTGAAGAACTCCCATCGCCCAAATAAAGTCCCAAAAAGTAAGGAGATAAAATCAACTCTTCATTGCTTTTGAACTCTATAAAAGATGGTCTGTGCAATTTGTGAAGATGCTTGTAATTTTCACTTGTTTGCAGATATTCCTCTACGGTAATCTCGTCTATTCTTGGCTTGCAACTTGGAAATTGCTTCCCCTCGTTGGTTTTATATAATGATAAGATGTGTCCTCCGTTTACAATAAAGCTATCACCCTTGATAGGGGTAATCTGATACATCTTATCTACACCTCTATGACGTTCCAGTACTTCTCTTGGCGAGCCATCATCGCCAAGTAAAAAATCGCCTACTTCCACATCTTCGACGGCTTTCAATGTGCCGTCTGACATAATAACTTTTGAGCCTTTTGCATGGCAGCCCGTAGGCAGCACCATGATAGCGTTATACTTTGCTTTCTTATCATTAAAAAAGGCTACCGCAGTATCGGAAGCCTTTTGCTGATAATCACGTAGTTTATACATCATATCCTTATCCCTTTCTCATCACTCAATTTCTTTACTAAGGCTGAATAATACTTAATCAGTTGTTCAAGTTCAAAGCAAGACCACTTCTTTGTTTGATGTGCTTTCGCTTCAAGTATTTGGTATCTTTGCGTTCCTATCTTTCTGATAAGATTCTCACGATACCCAATAAGGTGGTCGGCTGAAAATCTATTACAAAATCTACATTCGCTATTGCAATTCTCCTCATCGAAGCGAGTAGACATGTGTCTTCTCGAATGATAATGCCCACAATCGGATTGGTCGAAAGGCTTTATCTTTCCGCACGATATACAACGGAACGTGCCGTTAGGGAAAGCATCTCGCAATCTGATATACTGGCTAAAGACCTTATCCAGTTTCTTTACCAAAGTAGCTTGGCTTGCTTGCCGTTTCTTTGGTTTGTCTGATTTCTTTTTCTTCATGTAATACATAGTGCCTTGGGCAGGACTCGAACCTGCATGAATTATATCAAGTGTTAGCCGTTACCAACTAAGCGTTGCACAAGTCTTAATATTTTCACTTGACTTATAGGGATATACCATGTTAGAGGTGCTTACACGGCTTCTGTTCTAATGGTCTCGTCCCATACCCCTTTCTCACCGACTTAAGTTTAGCGTCTACCAATTCCGCCACCAAAGCAAGTGTGGGGACGATTCCCCACGAGTTCTAAACTATTAAAACATATTAAGATGAGTTACAAAAATTCCTTACTCCTTTCTATTTCTATCTCCATCTGCTGAATGATGATATATTCATCAGCACTCGGAAGATAGATACCTGCCTCTTGTGAAGCCCAAATTCTGAACCTCTCAACGGATAAACTGAACTCGCTTGTATCAAGGTCAGCACTGCTTCTAAGAACTTTTATCTTGCCCAAATACTTATCTTCTTTTTCTCGGATAAATAAATCTGGATTGACAAGTTTCTTATAATATTGCTGCTTGACCCATTCAAGTGTATTGCCCGTCTGTGTCCCGAAATAAGCAAGGAGAACGTGCAAATACTTGTTCTGCGGTAAACTTCTTCTTGGCTTCTTCTCGGTCAGTTCTATAATTTTTCCACTCTCGGCTAACTTCTTTGCACGTAGCAGGAAGTTAGCCTTGTCGAGTGGGTTTGAAGTGTCGTAAATCATCAGAATGGAGGTTCATCGTTCTGTGGCGGATATGATGCCTGTTGTTGCGGATAACAGCCTTGTTGTGGATATTGTGGGGGATAGTTACCTTGCGGTTGCTGTGGTACTTGCGGTTGCTGTGTCTGTCTTACCTCCACTTTGAAAGGTCGAACGTGTACAAAGTATTTCACTTGCCCGTCCTGTTCTGTAAGCTCGCTACCTTGCAAGTCAAAGGAAACCGTTACAACCTGCCCAACTTGAATGTTATCAAGCAAGGATATTTTGCTCTCCATAAAATCAAACATAATTTTGTTCTCATATTGAGAACGTTGTCCTGTGTATGGGTCAAAAGTGGTGCAATCCACGTAAAGCGAACGCTTTGTGAATATCTTTCCACCTTTTGACTTTAATTGCTGTGGCTGTCCTACTGCAAGGACAACACCCGATTTTGTATTTGCCATTATGCTTCGTTAAATAGTTTCCTTTCTGTTATCAATTCTCTGTTCTCATTCACAAAGCGGATAAAGTCCTCACATCGCTGCTGAAGTATAGGAATATCTCGCTTTGGATTGAACTCATAACTTTCGGTAAAGGTTTCGTAATTATACTTTCCAATTACTGCTACATTATACTCGAAAGTTCTCACATCATTACCCATCTGCAACAAACAGAATGGGTAAACCAAATGCTGATTATTGCGTTTGTATTTTCCTACGCTATATTGACTTGCTGTTTTAATGTCGTGAACTGACAACGGCATAAGTTCGTCAATAAAGCCATATAGTTTCACGTCGCCGAAAGCTGTGGGAAGAATACCCTCGACATATTTCTGCGTTACTGCACCTTTATAGTAATTTGCGAACTCTCTACATAATGAGATAGGAAAGAAAAAGACACGCTCACCTATCTTTGCATTCAAACCGATAAACTTTCCAGTGTCTGTTACATCGCAATACAAAGGATTACCATTATGGGGGTCGCAAGTCCCCTCAATGATTTTCTCATAGACCTTTTCAACTTCCACCTTGTCAGATTTGCGGTGTTCTATCATACAATCTACAACTTCATTGAATGCTGTACCCTTGGCAACGGCATCATTGTCATACGGCACTCTGTTTATGCGGTCAATGACCGATTGGAATTGCATATCGTGGAACTCTTCGGGAGTATGTGGGGGTTTAGTGATAAACCCCCAATACTTTTCCCAAATAATATCACTATCCACATATTGCTGATAAGCATCAAGCAAAGATGGATAGATATTGTAATTAGGCTGCTTTGTCTTCATAAGATTTTGTTTCTTTATTGTAAATAAGCCCAAGCTCACTTACCCTTGCAGAGAATAAGGATCGTGCTTTCATCAACGAACTACCGATATGCTTGTAGTCATTGATGTGCTCTGTAAAGTAATTTGCACTCTGTGCATCAGTGATTTGCGATATGCCATCTTCAATTTCTGCCAACAAAGTATTGTACTTTTTGATTTCATCTTCCTTTGCAGATAGCATACCAAGATAAGGAGCAATAACAGAACGTTCGATAAAGTCATTCTTTGCCGTTGGCTTGCCTTGCGCATCGACAATGGTAGGAATATTCATAACACCTGCCAGGTTGCACGTATTCTTGCCATCGTTACGACTTGTAGGGTCGAAGGTAATCGTTCTTACTTGCCTACCATTCTCGTTCTTCATTTCAAGATACCCGAGTAAATCAAGTTCTGTAACAATAGCGTTGTAGGATTTCTCACGTAAAGCTGGAATGAATACTGTATCATCACCTTCTTTACGAGTATCACGATGAGCAACGAATACCACATTTTTGTTAAGACTGCCTACTGTTCGGGTAAGCCACGAGAACTCTTGGTTGATGCCGCCCCAATCTCTAATTTGTGGCTGTCGTGTTCCACACTTATAGGTAATAATAAAATCCATCATCTTACCTATTGTGTCAATAACTATTGACTGATACGCAGACAAATCCTCTTGTAAGACGTCTTTCACGTCTTGCCAGCTACCGACCTGCACCGTATCAATACCCTCTAAGTGGGACATATTAATACGTTTTACACCATTATCGAAATCCAACAACAGAGGTTTAGGAGTTGAAAGTGCAAGCGTACTCTTACCCATGCCAGCCTGTCCGTAAATCATCATCTTGATTGTGTTCGGAATACTCAATTCCGACGCTTTTCTAATCAATGTCATAATCCTTTAATTCATTAGTTATTATTAATCGGTTTAATCTCATAGTCGCAAATGCTTCTTGTATCTCTTTCTTTGAGTAATACAAAGGAGAGTTTATCGCATCACCCTTGCGAGCATGGATTAGCCCTTGTTTCTCTAATTCTTGAAATGTCTTAAAGTCTATCTTTCTGAATTTAAGCCACTTCTTGACTTCTGATTGCCTTAATCTATCCTGCGGTGGGTCATAATCTTTGATAGCAAGGTTATATCCAACAC